CCGTGGCCGCGATGCGCGCCGGCGGTCGGGTCGAAGGCGTGGACGAAGCGGCAATCGCCGCGGCGCTGACGTCCGCCGAGCTGGTCGACCTGACCGTCGGCGATCCCGAACAACCGACCTACGCCAAGGCGGCCGCGGTCCGGGCGCACCTGGCCGCGCTGGCGGTCCTGATCGGAAAGGATGCCGGCGGACTTGACGACGGCGTTAGCGCAATCATCGCGGCATTGTCCACCCCGGCTCGCTACCCCACGGAGTAACCGCCCCAGCTACGGCGAGCGGGCGGCCAAGTGGGGCGCGCTGATCGGCCAACCGCTGATGCCCTGGCAACGCCTGGTCTTAGACACCGCGCTCGAATTCGACCCCGACACCGGCCGACCGGCGTATCGCCAGATCGGCGTGACCGTGCCACGGCGCTCCGGCAAGACCACGCTGCTGCTGACGCTGACCGTCGATCGGTGTCTCGCCTGGGGGCGCCACCAGCGTTGCCTGTACGTGGCCCAGACCGGCATCGACTCGCGGGAGAAGTGGGAGGAACAGATTTCGCTGCTGGCCGATTCCCCGCTGGCGCCGCGGTTTCGGGCCTGGCGCCAGACCGGGCACGAACACTCTGAGTGGTACGACACGGCCAGCCGAGCCGGCATCACCGCACCGGGGGAGACCAGCGGCCACGGTTTCGACCTCGACCTCGGCATGATCGATGAAGCCTGGGCGCATCGTGACACCCGGCTGATACAAGCGTTTCGCCCGGCCATGATGTCCCGCCCGCTGGCCCAGCTCTGGTGGACGTCGACCATGGGCACCGACGAATCCGTGCTGATGAATGAATTCGTGGATGACGGCCGGGCTCGAGTCGACGCCGGCGCCACGACCGGCGTGGCCTATTTCGAATGGTCGGCCGGCGACGACGACGACCCCGACGACCCGGCCACCTGGTGGGCCTGTATGCCCGCGCTCGGCCACACGGTCTCAGAAGACGTGATCCGGGCCGACCACGAAGCGCTCGACCCGGCCGAATTCGCCCGGGCCTACCTGAACCGCCGCGCCACGGCCGGGCGCCCGGTCATCCCCGTTGCCATGTGGGCCGCCGTGCGCAACCCCCGGTCCCAGCTGCGCGGCCTGCCCTGTTTCGCCATCGACGTGACGCCGGACCGCTCGGCGGCGTCGATCGGCGTCGCGGGCTGGCGCGACGACCGCCGGCGCCATATCGAAATCGTGGACCACCGGCCCGGTACCGAGTGGGTTGTCGAGCGAATGGTGGCGCTCGAGCGGCGCTGGCGGCCGTTGCCGGTCGTGATCGACCCGGCCAGCCCGGCCGGCTCGCTCCTGGTCGACCTGGCGGCCGCCGGCGTGGCCACCGAGACCATCGGGACCCGGGAATACGGTCAGGCGTGCGGCCAGTTCTTCGACGCCGTGGCCGGCGCCGAGGTCGCCCAGTTGGACCAGCCCGTGCTGAATGCGGCGGTCAACAGTGCACGCAAACGCGTGCTCGCCGACGCCTGGGCGTGGGCTCGGCGCACCGGCGGCGATATTTCGCCCCTGGTGGCGGTCACCCTGGCACACTGGGGCATTGTGAAGTCCGGCCGCGGCGAAGCCCAGGTCTTATGAGACTGCGGCGCCGCGTCGCTGCGCTCGAGCGGGCGGCCGCATCGCCCAACCAGGCGCCGGTGTCGACGGCGCCGAGCCCGTCGGGTCCGGCCCAGTTCATGGCCGGACCCGAACAACAGTTTGCTACCGGGCTGGTCCTGCCCAAACCGTCCGAAGCGGGCGCACTGAGCGTGCCGGCGTTCTGGCGCGGGTGCGCCTATGTCAGTGGCACCGTCGGCATGCTCCCCGTCATCGCCTACCGCGGCACCGACGCGCTCGATCCCCAGCCGGCCGTCCTCCAACAACCCGACCCCAACCAGACGCCCATGGCGTTCTGGGCCGGCGTGGCCGAATCGCTGACCCTGTACGGCAACTCGATCAACCTGGTCACGTCACGGGACCGCCTGGGCTACCCGCTGACGCTCAAACCCATACACCCGACGCTGGCCGCGGTGCGTTTCACCGGCAACCCCATGGCCCCCACCATCGCCACGTGGTACATCGCCGGCCAGCTCTACGACCCCGCCGACGTCTGGCACGTGAAATCGCACCTGGGCCGGGCCGGCTGGCCGCTCGGTCGTGGGCTGATCGACACCGACAGTGACGCCATCGCGCTCGCGGTCGCGCTGCAGGGCTATTCGGCCGCCTATTTCGCGTCCGGCGGCCTGCCCCATTCCATTCTCAAGATTCACCGGCCCGAGATCACCCAGGAGCAGGCCGACGCGGCGAAGGCGTCGTGGACGGCGAAGTTTTCGGGCGCGCCCGGCGTGGCCGTGCTGAACGAGCTGACCGATTTCACCCCGGTCAGTTTCAACCCCGTTGACTCCCAGATGATCGAAAGCCGGTCGTTTTCGCTCATTGAAATCGCGCTGCTCTGGGGCTTGCCACCATCGAAACTGGGCGCCAACGTCGGCGGCTCGACGTACAAGAACGCCCAGATGGAAGAAGTCCAGGCCCGTAACGACGCCGTGGCACCCTGGACCCGCCTACTGGCCCAGGCGGCCAGTCTGGAATTGCTCCCGCGTGGCCAGAATTGCGAATGGGACCTGATGGCCGCGATTGAGGCCGACACCCTGACGAAGTACCAGGCGTACCAGTTGGCGCTCGGCGGTCCCGGCCCCACGTCGCAATGGTTGCTGGTGGACGAGATCCGCAGCCGCGAGAACCTGGACCCCATGGGCGACGTGGCGGCCGAGCTGGGCGTGGACAACCCGCTCGAGGCCGAACCGCCACCGCCGGCCGCGGTCGATGCGCCGCCGCCCGTCCCGGCCCTGATGCCACCCGACACGCCGAACGAACACCCTGATGGGACCAGTCCGGCCATGGCCACGAACGGAGTGCACCCATGACGAACCCCGTACCGATGATGAACCCCGCCGATATGCCGGCGTCCGACGAGGAAAAGCGCAAGGACTGGACCGACCAGATGGCCGCCATGATGGGCGGCAAGACCAACCCGGCGTGGCCCATGATGATGAACGACACCGAGCACCGCGCCGTGTGGGACACGTCGTACGTGAACGACCTGCCCGATTCCGCGTTCTTGCTGATCGGATCGGGCGGCCGCAAGGATGCCGACGGCAAGACCGTGCCGCGGTCCCTGCGTCACTTTCCAGTGCGCAACGCCGCCGGTGACGTCGACCTGCCCCACCTGCGCAACGCCCTGGCCCAGATCCCCAAAGCCTCGACGCTGACCCCGGCCCAGCGCCAGGCGGCCATGGACAAGGCCAAGTCGCTCGCCAAATCCACCAGCGTCGGCGGCGCCAAAGGTGAGTATTCCGGCAAGGCCGGATCGGGCCGAGCTCGCGAGCCGGCGGCCATCTTGACCCGGACGTTTGAGGCCGTCTTCGAGGTCCGCGACGCCGGCGACGGCCGGACGCTGATCGGGCGCGCCGTGCCCTACGGCGAAACCATCACCTTTAGCGAGAACGGCGGCGGCCGTGAGCGCTTCGAATACGGCGCCTTTGCCGAGCAGATCCGCTCCGGCCAGGTGCACGCGGTCAAGATGTACGACTCCCACCAGGCCCGTATGAGCGGCCAGCAACCGATTGGCAAGACCGCGACGCTCACCGAGACACCCCAGGGCCTATTTGGGTCCTGGCCGCTGTACAACACGACCCGGGCCAATGACGCGCTGGAATTGGTGCGCACCGGCGAAGTGACGGGGCTCAGCATCGGATTCAAGCCGATTGGGCGCACCACGACCGGACCCCAGGGTGAGCTGGTGCGTGCGGCCGCCCATCTGGATCACATCGTGTTGACCCACGAACCGGCGTATGCCGGCGCCGTCGTGACGGCCATTCGCTCGGCCCGGCCGCTGGCGACGTTTCGGCGCGAAGCGGCCCGCCACCACCAGTTGCTGGACCACCTACCGTGAGCATGACGACCCCGCTGGTGCGCCGTGGCCGGGCCGTCCCGCCGGGCACGCCCGAGCAGCTGGTCACCGGTACGCCGTCGACGATCAGCGCGCTTCCGGTCGCCGTCGCCCTGAACCTCTACGCCGGCGACGATTTCACCATGATCATCACGGTCAAGAACCCTGACGGCTCGCTGGTGGATCTGACCGGCTACACCGTGACCGGTCAGGTCAAGCACACGCCTGCCGACGCGTCCGCGCTCGGCACGTTCACCTGTACCCCGGGCGGCACCGCCGGCACCATTACCTGCACCCTGGCCAACTCGCTGACGGCCACGCTGGCGGCGCCGCTGGTCTATGACGTCCAGATGAAAAGCGCGGGCGGCATCATTACGACCCTGGTGGCCGGCGCCATCACCTTCGCGGCCCAGGTGACCACGCCGTGACCTACGCCGTGGCCGTGACCACACCGGCGCCGCCAGAGGTCGATGTGACCACACCGGCGCCAGAGGTCGATGTGACCACACCGGCGCCGCCAGAGGTCGACGTCTTCACACCAGGCCCGCAGGGTCCGCCGGGCCCGCCGGGCTCGATCAGTGGGCCCGCCGGCGGCGATCTCGGCGGCACCTACCCGAACCCGTTCGTCGCCCAGATGACGCAGGCCAGCGTCGCGGTCCTGGGGCGCCAGAGCGTCAACTACGGCACGCTGGGCGGGCAGGTCATCAGCGACGTGGTGCAGAGCTTCAAGTTCTCCACCGACGCCTACCCGCGGGTCCTGCGCCTGGCCGACGGGCGCTTCCAGCGCTACAGCGGGCTGTCCCCGGCCTCGTGGGGCGTCCACAACGCCACGGCCGGGGCGGGGTCGGACTTCCAATGGGCCTTCGAGTGGTCGCAGAACACCGCCATCGGGATGCACTTCCAATACCCGCGCTTCCACATGACCGACGGCACCCGCTGGCTCTACCTCGAAATGCCGCCGACGGGTGGCTGGCCGCTGGCACCGGGAACCACCTTGCAGGTGACCTCCACCGCCGGGCTGGCGGCCTCCGGCACCTTGCAGATTTACCACGCGCTGATGGGAGCGGGCACCGTCACCTACACCTCGATCACCGACGCCACGCATCTCGTGTGCAGCGGGTCGACCGGCTTCGTGTCGCCCACCGACACCAGCGCCGTGTGGATGTGGTTCGTGCGGGACTCCTACGACGCGCCGATCCTGTGGCTGGGCAACTACGGCGGGCTGCACGTCAACGACCAGTACACCTTTCAGGCGACCGGGGTCTTCAGTTCCGCCTCGTGGGACATCATCTTAGGCTTCGACCAGAACTCGCGCACCGGGACGCCGCTCAGCTCGCTCAAGTTCGGCAGCGACGGCGCCATGAAGATTTACCGGGGCGACGACGGGTTCGGCAACTCCCGCTTGTTCGTCCAGGCGGCGGGGACCACCGGCTCGAATCTCCTTGTGTGGTCGACCGCGGGTCTGTACCCCGACGCCGGGCAGAATCTCGGCGCCAACACCGCCTATTGGGGCGCGTCGTACCTGCACTCGATCCACCTCTACGGCAACGACACCACTTCGTTCATCAACTTCGGCACCGATGCCGCCGCCAGCATCAACCGCGACAACGACGGGTTGGGGGACTCGCGCCTCGTGTTCACGGCCAACGGGGCGCACGCCAACGGGCTCATCCTCTCCGAAGCCGGGCTGTATCCGACCACCACCCAGACGGCCGGTCTGAATCTGGGCCAGGGGACCAGCAACTACTGGAACCACCTGTTCATCACCGATGTCAATTTGAAAAACGACACGACCGCGGCCATCATCAAGTTCGGCCAGGACGGCAGTACCGCCATCAACCGCGACAACGACGGGTTGGGCAACGCCCGGATCGTGTTCAACGCGGGCGGGACGGGCGGCGCCCATACCATGCTCTACAGCGCCGGAGGCCTGTACACCGGCAATTTCGAAAACCTGGGCGCAGCCGCCGCGCCGTGGGGCACCACCTGGTCGCGTTGGTTCCAAGCCGCGACGAACGGCACCGCGGCCGCACCGGCGTACTCGTTCCAAGCCGCCACCGACTCCGGGCTGTACCTGGCCGCGACGGGACCGAACACCGTCGCCCTCTCGGCTGGCGGCACCCAAGTGCTCACCGCCACCAGTGCCGGGGTCCGCATCGTGCTCGGCAACAACACCATCGGGCAGCGGGTCGCCCCAGTGGCGGCGAACAGCGTCGCGGGCAACTACGCCGCCCAGCCGGTGGGCACGGCCGCCTGGCTACGGGCCGATGCCACTTCGGGCACCTGTCCGCAGATCACGCTGCCCAACGACGGGCTGACCTACCGGGTGACGCTGACGGCGGGCTACTGGAGGGTGCAAACGAGCGGTGACTCATGTGGTGTGGGCATCGGCGACATCGCCACCAATACGATTCTGGGTCACGTTGGCAGTATTTCGATCAACAACGTCGCCAACCCGCTCCCGCCGGTGTTCGCCGACGTGGTCGGGACCGGACAGACATTGGGGGTCTATGTGGAGAACGCCAATGGCAGCGGTGCCGCGCACGTCATCACGATCGGGTGCGGCGCCCTGGGATCGGCCAACGCCCCGTCCACGCTGACGGCGACACGGGTGGCCTGATGCGTCTCCGCCTGGTGACGCTCAACGTCCAGCCCATCTTCGCCTGGGACGACGGCGAAACGCTGACGCTGCTGACGCCGCCCGTCGAGCCGCAGCCCGTCCCGCTGAGCGACCTGGGCAGCCTGCCCGAGCGCATCACCGCTATGGCTCGTGACATCGAAGAAAAGGCCGGCGGGTCCTGATGCCCGCCTTTGACGTCACCTTCCCGCTGTTCGGCGTGCTCGAGGACGCCGCTGGCCTGGGTCACCCCGCCTTCCACGACGGCGTGGCGTGGGCGCCGCTGGGCGACATCGAACTGGGCAACGCCGAGCAGCTGGCCGACGTCACCGTCGGCGCCGGCGCCACCGTGGCCGTGGCATCGGTGGACGTCAATTTCGCCGGTGTGGGCACCATCTGCGAGGTCACGGCCGACCTACCCGAAGTCGATTTCACGGCCACCAGCGGCGGCGAAGCGGTCTTCAGCGTGAACGTGGCCGGGACGGACCACGCGATCGGGCACATGCACGGCGATCGGTCACTGGGCTGGCCGGCCCGCTTCGCCCGGCGCCTGCCGGTCCCGGGTGCGGGTCTGTGGACCTTCACGCTCAACGCTCAATCGGTCGCCGGCGCGCTCACCCTGCACGCCGATGCTGACACGCTGTACGGCCCCATCTCGCTCACCGTGGCCGTGGTTGGCGTAGCATCGCCAACGAGTCGCTGAACCACCCAGGCGAACCCCGCCGACGTCGGCGGGAACCGCGAGACCAGGTGAACCGGCGCAGGGCATGACTTGACCATGCGCCGCGCCCGGGCGCCCGAGGTTTTGGGAGGTTCCCCAAATGCCTAACCGCCTAATGGACCGCCTGGCCGGCGACTATCGCCAGCTCAGCGACCAATACGACGCGATTCTCAATCGCTGCGACGACGAAGGCCGCGACCCGTCCGACGACGAGGCCGGGCTGCTCGACGGCCTGCGCACCGAGATGTCACCGCTGGGCGATCGCCTGGTCGAGCTGCGCGAGACCGACGAACGGCGTTTCGCGGCCGTACGGGCCATGAGTGACGCGCCCAACGTGGAGACCCGCTCGCTCGAGGTCCGCGTGACCTCCGAGCCCGAAATCTACCGGCGCGACGCCGGCGAGACCGGTCCGCGCTTTTTCCGTGACCTGTTGCACTCCCAGCTCGACAACGACGTCGACGCCGGCGACCGCCTGCGGCGCCACACCATGGGCCTGCGGGCGGCCGGCACCACGACGACCGGCGCCGGCGTCGTCCCGCCGACCTGGTTGTTCGAGGAATTCGCCATCATCGCCCACGGCGCCCGGCCCTGGGCCGACACGCTGCGCCGTGTCGGCATCGACAGTGCCAACCCCGTGAACATCGGTGTCCAGGTCGCCCCGGGCGCCGTCGTGGCCGCCCAGGCGTCCGAGAACACCATTCCGAGTGACGGTTCGTTCAACGTGAACCTGCTCACGACCAGCCCGAAGACCTACACCGGCAAGGTCGACGTGTCGCGCCAGCTGCTCGACGGGTCGAACCCGGCCGTCGACGGCATCGTGTTCGCGGACTGCATGGGCGCCTATAACGAACAGATCGAAACGGCCGTGGTGAACGCCATCGAAGCGGCGTCAGGCTTTGCGGCCACCATCACCTACCCCGGCACGGCACCGGTCTATTCGAACCTGCCCGACGCGTTCATCGACGCCAGCGCCAGCGTGCGCAAGCACCGCAAGTCACCGCCGCGCGTGGTGTTCTGCTCCGAAGGCGCCTGGGCGTTCATTTCCAAGCAGAAGGACACCCAGGGCCGCCCGCTGATCGTGACGGGCTACCACGGGCCGGTGAACGCCTACGGCCTGGGCGAAGCGGTCACCTACGGCCAGATCGCCGGCGAAGTGGTCGGGCTCTCAGTCATCCCGAGCTGGGCCGGCGTCGACAATCACCTGTACGTGGCCAAGGCCGACGACCTGTTGCTGTTGGAGTCTTCGACGTTCAATTTCCGCTATGAGGAAGTGCTCGGCCCTGAGTCGATCCGGCTCGGCGTGTGGGGCTACTGCGCGCCCGTGGTGGCCCGCTACCCGGCCGCGCTGGCCAAGATCGACGCCGGCACGACCATTCCGGCGCCGCAGATGGAAGACCGCGAACTGGCGCCGATCGAGGTCGAAGGCGCCGGCCAGGTCATGGCCGAGCTCGGCGGCGAAGCGCAAGCCGAGCCCGAGGCCGGCGAAGGTCCGGGCACGCCCCGGCGGCGGCGCTAAGGCGGCCCGGGAAGATGGCGGCCGCCTGGCCGAGCGTGGCTGATGTCAAGGCCATGTTGCGCATCGATGACACAAGCGACGATGCGTTTATCGCTCAGTGCCTGGCGGCCGCCATCGCCTGGACCCAGAACCGTATTGATCCGACCTGGGTACCGGGCTCGGCGACCTATCCCGTCCCGCCGCCGGTCCCGGCGCTCGAGGACCCGCTGTTCCAAGCGGCCCTGTCCGACGCGGCGCGCCTGGTGCGCCGGCGTGATTCGGTCGACGGGACCATCGGCTGGGGCGATATGGGCGTGGTGCGGGTCGGCCCGAAGGACCCCGATATCGAAACCATGATCGCCCCCTACCTGGCCATCGTGGTCGCCTGATGGCATGGGACCGCGCCAAAGCGTCCGACGCGCTGGTGTCCGTGCTGGCGCCGGCGGTCGGCGTCAAGGTGCACGGCCTGCCACCCGAAACGCTCAACCCGCCCTGTGTGGTCGTACACCGGCCGGTCACGGTGGACTACGGCATAGGCGGGTTGGGCGTGGACCAGGCGGCGTTGCCCCTGGTCATCGTCGGCGGCATCGAATCCGAGGACGAGATCGAAGCGCTGAAAACGACCGTGCGCACGACCCTGTTGGCCGATCCGACGCTGGGCGCCGTGGTGTTCAAGTGCTGGCCCACCCAGGAACGCAATTGGCTGAACCGCACCGGCGCCGGCGGGATCCAACTCCTGACGGTCGAGCTGATGCTCGAGGTGCTGGCCTGATGGTGGCGCCCACCGTGGCCGTGGTGGGGATGTCGGCCCTGCGCCGTGATATGGCCCGCCTGACCGGTGACGCCGGCCCGCTGAACAAGGCACTCTCGGCCGCCGGCCGTGTGGCGGCCGAGCCCGTGCGCGACATCACGCGTTCACGTCTGCCCCAGGTCACCGGGCGCCTGGCCGACGACGTGCGCATCACCGCCACCAGATCGGGCGCGGCGGTGCGCATGGGCCGAGCGTCGATCCGCTACGCCGGCTGGGTCGAATTCGGCGGCACCCGGCGCGTCCCGCACCGATCCACCCGCGAATACCTGCCCCGCGGGCGCTACCTGTTCCCCGCCGCGCTCGAGCTGGCCGACACGGCGGCCGGCTTATACGCCGCGGGTGTGACAAAGGCGCTGGATGCATTCGGCTGGACCAATGCCGGCGGGACCCCTGATTCTGTTCACGACTAGGAAGGATGCCCCACATGCCCAACGCCACCAAAGACGAAGACAAGATCGCCGAGCCCGAGAACGGCGCGCCGCCCACAATTCACACGTTCGGCACGGTCGACGTCCTGGCCGCCGGCGACCCGGCGCCGCCACCGGGCTCGCCGTTGATCCTCAACGATGCCTATTACGAACTGATGGGCACCAACCTGCGCTGTTTCGTCAAGCACATTGAAATTGTGCCCGAGAACAAATTGCAGACGGCGACGACGTTCTGTAGCGAGGTCGACTATGCCGGCGTGACGAAGTGGCACCAGCGCGTCACCTTCTACCAATCGTTTGACCCCAGCACCGTGTATGCCACCCTGCAAGCGGCGTACGCCGCCTGGACGTCCAGCCAGACGCCGGCGCTGTTCAAGGCCCGGCCGCGGTCTTCCCTGACGCCCAGCGCCACCAACCCGGTCATCTCTGGGACCGTCATCCCGATGCCATTCGAGCTGCTCATCGGCGACGCCGGCGCCCTGTCCGAGGTCGCCATCGACTGGAACCTGACCGCGCCACCGACCGTGGATCTCGGCGCCATCGCCGCCACGGGTGCGGTGGCCGGTATCCCGGGCTATTTCACCCCGCCCGGCTGCGTGACGCCGGCGAACCTGGCCGCGCTGAGCGGCGTCACGGCCAGCCCCACCACGAACTGGGCGGCCGGCCAGTACGTGATCCTGGCGGACCTGACCGCGGCCAACTGGAACGGCTCGGCCTGGGTCGCGGGCAAGCACCCATGACGCTTTACGATGACGAAGCGGCCAGCGCCGCCCAAGAACCCCTGCCGGCGCTGGTACGCGTGTCGACCGCGTTCAGTGCACGCCTACCGACCCAACGCGTCATGGACCTGTTGGCCCAGGCCGAAGGCGGCGCCGATTTCGGCGAGCTGGCCCAGCGCCAACCGTTCCGCATCGTGGCCTTTCGGGCCTTGCTGCGTGATTTCCCCGAGCGCGACCCCACGTCGCTCTGGCTGCACGCGTACGACACTGAGGTCGAGGTCGAGGACGTAAACCCTACGAACGGGAAATCGCCGATTCCCGAGCACGCTTCGCCAAGTACTGGGGAATAGTGCCGGCGGCCGTCGATGACATCGGCGACGAGGATTTCGCGGCCATGGTGCGCGTGATGCAAGCCGAAGCGGCCGAGATCGAACGCGCCCAACGCCGCGCCGCTAGGGGTTAACCCACCGTGCCCGGCCCATCGGTCATGGTGCGGGTGCTCGGCGACCTGTCCGGGCTCTCTAAGGCGTTCAATGACAGTGCCACGGCCGGCCAGACGGCGGCCGGCAAGATGCACAGTGCCTTTTCGGGGATGCTCGGCACGCTGAACTCGGCCGGCGTGCTGGGCGAATTCGGCGGCACGCTGGCGACGGCGGACTCGGCGCTCCAATCCATGGGGAACCACGCCAAGGACACCAGCACGAAGATGATGGGCCTGGGCGGCGTGGCGCTCGGCATCGGTACGGCGCTCTCTGCCATGGGCTCGAAAGACCAGGCGGCGCACCAGCAGCTGCAAGCGTCGATCGCCACCACCGGGCACAGTTATGAGACCTACGCCGGCCAGATCGACAGCGCGATCAAGACCCAGGCCCATTTTGGCAATTCGTCGGCCGACACCCAGGACGCGCTGCGCAAGCTGACCACGGCGACCGGTGACCCGAAAAAGGCCCTGGACCTACTCTCCGAAGCGTCGAACCTGGCGGCCGCCAAGCACATCGACCTGTCGAGCGCGGCCACCCAACTCGGCAAGGTCTACAACGGCAACACCAAACTGCTCAAGGAATTCGGCATCGCCGTGACCGCGGCGTCCAACCCGCAAAAAGAACTGGTCAAAGCGACGACCGACCACACGAAGGCCGTGGTGGCCCAGCAACAAGCCTCGCGCCAGCTGCTCGAGCTCCAGACGGCCGACCAGAATTCAAAAAAGCTGACGGCGGTCCAGATCCTGAAATTGCAGGACGCGCAGAACAAGGTCAAGGCGGCCAACCTGGCCGTGATGGTGACCACGCAGGGCCTGACGAAGGCCCAAAAGGACGTGGCCGACGCCCATGGCGCCGCCACGCTGGCCGTGGACCAACTGGGGCGCAAGCTGGCCGGTCAGGCGTCGGCCCAGGCCAACACCTTTACCGGGCACATGAAGGCGCTGCGGACCGAGATCACGAACCACGTGGCCGAATGGGGAACCAAATACGGGCCGGCGCTGACCAAGGCCGGCGCCGCGCTGACCGGGCTCGGCGGCATTATCAAAGTGACCCAGGGTGTCATGGAACTGTTTCGCGGCACCCAGGTGGCGACGACCGTGGCGACCGAGGCCGGCACCGTCGTGCAAACCGAATCGACCATTGCGCGCATCGCCGGCAACGTGGCCACGGGTGCGGCCGTCGTGGCCATGGGTATCGCCACCGCGGCCCAATGGGCCTGGAACATCGCCATGGAAGCGAACCCAATCGTCCTGATCGTCACCCTGATTGCTGTGCTGGTGGCGGCCATCGTGGTCGTCATCGCGCATTTCGTCGGCTGGAAGACGATCATCAATGACGTCTGGGGCTTTATCCGCGTGGCGTTCAACGACATCTGGGGCGCCATAAAAACGGTGTTCGACTGGATCGCGGCCAACTGGCCGCTGCTGGCCGCCATCCTGGCCGGACCGATCGGGCTGGCGGTCTATCTCATTGCCACCAACTGGCACCACATCATCGACGGGCTACAAGACGTCATGAGCTGGATCAGCGGCCATGCCGCGGACCTATGGAATCCGTTGCTCGACGCCGCCAAGGCCGTGTGGAACGCCATTGCCCGCGGCTGGAACGACACCATCGGGTCTTTGAATTTCACCGTACCGAGCTGGGTTCCGTTTCTGGGCGGTCACAGTTTCGGGTTCCCCAAGATCCCGACCCTGCAACAAGGTGGCTACGTGCAACAGACCGGGCTGGCCCTGGTGCACGAAGGCGAGACCGTCACCCCGGCCAACAAGCGGCCCGGGCCGGTCGTGCACATCGAACACGCCCATTTCGCCGACACGCTCGACGTTGACCTGTTCATGAAGCGGGTCGCCTGGGCGGCCGCCACCAGGGTCGTGTAGTGGGCTGGTACTCGACAACCATCCTGCGCGACACCCCGGTGGCCTATTACCGGCTGGGCGACCCGGACTCCACCCGTATGCAGGACTGGTCTCCTAACGGCCGCGATGGGGCCTACGCCAGTAGTGGCGTGACGTTTCAGGTGCCGTCGCTGCTGAGCAAGGACGACTCGACGGCGGCCAGCTTTGACGGGTCGACCGGTTACGGCGAAGCCGTGGCGGCGTTCTCGTTCAGCGATACGTTCTCGTTGGAAGTCTGGTTCCGCCTGACGGCGTTGTCGCCGTCGCTGCCCATGACGATCCTGTCCCTGGGCGCCGGTTCGGGACAGCTGGGCGTTGGACCCTCGACCGGCCAGCTGCAAGCGCTGTCGTCAACGGTCGCCGTGCTGGTGCAGTCCAATGTCGCCATCGTGGCCGGCCGGACCTATCACGGCGTGTTCACGAAAAACGGCGCCACCATGCACCTGTATGTGAACGGCGTTGACGTGACCGTGTTCAACGCCAATAGCACCTGCATGGCGCCGGCCCGTATCGACATTGGCCGGCAATACGACGGGTCGCAATGGTTCTTTCCCGGCGTCATTGATGAGGTCGCGGTCTACAACTACGTCCTGAGCCCGGCCCAGGTCGCCGCCCACTACGCCGCCGGCGCACCGGGTGCGTGTGCCCGGCAAGCCTGGTTGGTGTCGGGTTCGTCGCTCCTCGCGCTCGAGGACACGGCGGCGGGGTATTACTGCTCGAGCCTGGATCTCGGCTTCCCGGCGCTGCGCGAGGTCTCCAACCCGCGCCCGGACCAACACGGCACCGACGACACGACGCAGTACTACGGCGCCCGTGGCGTCACGGCCGCCCTGACGGCCGGCCCGCTCGGCACCAAGTCCATGGATGCCGTCGCCGCCAGTTTCGGCCCGTACATGACACCGGCGCCCGGGCCGGCGCTGCACTACGTGCTGGACCGCCCGGGCTGGCCCGAGCGTGTGCTCTCGCCGCTACGGGCGACCGGCTACGCCGCGCCCATCGCCGGCCCGGCGGAGCGGTCGATCCAGCTGCAATGGCTGGCCGCCCAACCGTTCGCGGCCAACCCCGTACCGGTCCAGAACGTGCTGGGGTTCGGCACGAACTGGCAGAGCCCACCGACGCCCGGCGACGTGGCGGCCTGGCCCGTCGTGCGCTTCGGCGGCCCGGCCAGCGGTCCGCAAAACGTCGGAATGCAAAAATGGCCGAGCACCACCTATATCGGCCATCTCGCGCTGAACGCCAACGTCTCCATGGCGTCGGCCGCCAACTGGCTCGACGTCGACACCTACAACCGCACCGTGACCGACGAAACGGGCGCGTCCCGGCTCGATCTGGTCGATTGGGTCAACATGGTGTGGACGTCGACCGTGCCGCGCTCGATCGATATGGGCACCGACTCCACCGTGTTGTGGGCTCCGGTGCGCAACGGTGGCACCGGCGCCACGACCACGCGCATCACCTGGTACGACTGGTACTACTTGTGAGCACGGTCACCCCGGCCGCCACGCTGAGCGGCGAGCCGGGCTCGCCGCGCTGGCGCTACACCTTGCATCGGCGCTGCTGGTCGAGCACCGACTCCTGGCAATCGACGCTCATTACCGAGCTGGTGCACGGATACGGCCGGCGGCTCGAGCGAAAGCTCAACACGGCCGCCCAAGCGGTCGTGACCCTGGACGGGCGCACCTGGGCGGCCGCGCAGGTCCAAGAACTCCGCCACGACCTGATGGCGTGGCGCCTGAGCGAGACCAGCGGGAACTACGTGCCCTATTTCCGTGGCGTCATCGCCCAGGCCGAGGACCAGATCACCGAGGATGCGCACGTCGTCACATTCACCGCGCATGATTATTTCGCCATGGTGCAGCGCCGCTGGCGCACGCCGGGCACCTGGTCCCAGATCAGCGGCGGCCAAGATGGGCTGGTCGACGGTTGGATCGCGGCGGCCGTGGCGCCGACCCAGGCCGGCGGCGGCGGGTTCGGGGCCAGTGGTTTTCTTCCACTGGTCAGTGTCTACGCCAACCCCGACGGCTCGGACCGCTCGAGCAGCGGCACCAATGGCCCGTTCGGGCCGGGCCGGATCATGGACCAGCCCGGCGGCATGAACTACGGCACGGCCATCGATGACATGGCCCACGTGATCAACGGGTTCGATTACGACATAGAGACGAACGGCCATTCGCCCTGGGGCACCGGGAACGCGGACCGATTCCGAAATTTCTTCCCGAACCAGGGCGTGACGCGTACCCGCCCGGTGCTCGTCTACGGATCCAATGTCGTGAGCCTGACCCGCTCGCTCAACTCGGCCCAGTACGCCAACTACTGGCGTTCTCTCGGCAATAACCAGGCGGCGGCCACCACGACCCCGCAACTGATCTCCGAAGCGCTGAACTCCGATGCCAGCCTGGCCACGCCGACGGTCGGCACCTGGGAGCAGACCGACCAGCCCACCGACATCATCACCCAGGGCGCGCTGGACGACCACGCCAAAGGTCAGCTGGGCATCGCCGGCACGCTGACCCCGACCTACACGCTGAAATTACGACCGCGGTTCTACAGCGAAGGCTTGTTCAACATGGGCGACGTGCTCACCCTGATGGTGCGATCGGGTCGCCTGAACGTCACCAACCAGGTGCGTATCGTGGAACTGCATTTCACCCCGACCGAAGACGGGACCGAAGACGTCGAAATCGTGGTCGGCCAACCTCTGGTGACCATGACCACGCAGTACCTGAACACCCAGAAACAGATCCAATCCCTGGCCAGAAAGTGAGCACACCGTGAGCGAAACCGAGACCCAGCCCGAGACCCAGCCCGAGCCCGAGCCCGAGCCCGAAACGTTCGGCGACGAAGGCGCCGGCCCGGCCGAAGAAGAAGAAAGCGCGGCCAGTGGCGCGCTTTAGTTGCGCCATCTGGCGGCCGATCTCGGCCAACACCGGCGGCGCGCTGGCGTCGATCGGTGCCCTGATGCATCAGCAGGTCGGCAACGGCTCGCTGTACGGGTTCTTTTCCAACCCGGCCGCGCAGGTGTCGGCCCATTTCTGGGTCGGAAAGGCCGGAGCGGTCGAGCAGTACGTCGACACGTCGGTCGTGGCGTGGCACGCCAAACAGCTCAACGCCACCTATGTCGGCGTGGAGTGCGAAGGCTACCCAGACGAAGCGCTCACCCCGGCCCAGGTCGACGGGTTCGCCGGCATCATGGCCGAAGGTCACGGGCGCCACGGCTGGCCGCTCGAGCTGGCCGAATACGCGCCCGAGCCCGGGCTGGGGTATCACCGCATGCCCGGCGGCGTCAACACGGCCTGCCCGTCGGCGCTGCGCGTGGCCCAGCGCGCCGAGATCCTGCAACGGGCCGGCGGCCAGGCACCGCCGGCGGCACAAGAATGGAGGTCCGAAACCATGATCGCGAGCACGACCAGCGGCGAAGGCTATTGGACGGTCACCCGGGACGGCGCGGTGTACGCGTTCGGCGATGCGCAGTTCGCCGGCGGCGCGTTCGACCTGGACCCCGACGACCCTGGGCGCCAGCCCATGGCGCCGGGCGCCACCATCGTCGGCATCGCCGGCTGCGGCAATGACGGCTATTGGTTGCTGGGCTCGGACGGCGGCGTGTTCGCGTTCGGCTCGGCGCAGTTCTACGGGCGGCCCGACCGGGTGTGAAACGGGCCGCCGACCTGGTGGCCGTCATCCTGGCCCTGTCGCTCGGCGCCGCGGTCGTGTTGATCCTGACGACGGCCATTATCAACGTGATCGACCACCAGGCGCCGACGCCGACGCTGGGCGAGAACACGACCCAGGTGCTGACCAGCGCCGTCGGCGGCGTGGTCGGCGTGCTCGGCGCCTACGTGGGCTATTCGTTCCGGCACCACGACGACTAAAACCGCCGATAATACCCCTTATGTAAAGTTGTGCGGGTTACTTGCTACACGCAGGTTCGTGCGTGTAGCCTACACCCGATGCCAACCCCATTTGTTGACGCCGTCGAGACCGGCCGGCGCATCCAACGCCTGCGGCACCGGGCCGGGCTGACCCAGCAAGCCATGGCCTACGAGGCCGGTCTGTCGACCCGTACGGTCGCCAAGGTCGAAAACGGGTCTGGGGCCTCTCTGGGCACGCTCCGGGCCTTGGCGGACGTCCTAGGGGCCACTCCGAACCAACTGCTGGCGTGGCGCCCGCGGGTGGGCGGGAACGGCCGGTGACGTCGCTCGACGCCACCACGGGCGAGCTGGTGCCCATTTCCCACCTGGCCGCCAAGGACGTCGCCGGGTACGTGGACGACTACCGGGCCGCCTGCGCGGCCGTGCTCGGCCCCGATGATCTCCAGACCTACCGCGACCGCGACGGCGCCCCGAAGGAATTCATCAAACGGTCCGGCTGGCGCATTCTCGGCGTCTGGGCCATGGCATCGGCCGAGATCGTGGAGGAAAAGTACAGCCGCGACGACCAGGGCCGGATCCAACGGGCGTATGTCCGCGTCGTGGCGACGACGCCCAACGGCCGGCACATGGACGGGATCGGGATCTGTGACCGCGGCGAACGTGGCTTTACCAAAGCCGAGCACGACATCCCCGCCACGGCGCACACCCGCGCCATCAACCGGGCCTTTGCCGACCTGTTCGGGCTCGGCGCGGTCTCGGCCGAGGAAATGGACGGCCGCTCCCAGGGCGTCCGCGTGATCGACCCGGCGCCGGCATCGGGGGGCGCGTCGGTCGAATCGGACCGGCCGGAGCGTGGCGTCGTGGATCGTCCGCCCGTTCTGGCCGGTCCGCCTGGCCAGCCTGGCCCACTCGAGGACCTGACGGCCCGGCTGAACGCGCTGAGCAACGAACGCCGGTCGGCGTTCAACAGGTGGAAGCGCTCGCACAAGTATCCCGCCCTGGACCGTTGCAGCGTCGAAGAACTCGCCGCCTGCGACGTCGAACTGCTGGCGCTCGAGGACGAACAGCACAACGACGCCTATTGAGGATGCATTGCCCTGTCTGCCACGCCGAGCTGGTTATCGAGCTTCGGGCCGGCGTCGATGACGTCGAAGCACGGCGCCGGCGCTGGCAGGAACTGGAAGAAACGGCCCTGTTGAACGAAGCAGAAAAGGAACAAAACGACGAAAAATGAACGAAGACTTCTTCTGCCGGACCTGCGGCTCGCCCATTTCGCCAAAAAAAAAGCCCGCGATGCGCCTTCACCGCGACCGCTGGCGTGGTGTCTCTGTCTTGGCTGTACAGGGCGTCACTGATACGCTAGGCGACGTCGGGAGCGGAGCCCTGCGTAGTGAAGCGACCGGCGGCGCCGTGCTTGTGGATAACCTGGGCACGGACTCGCCGCGGCCGCAGGTTCGGCGCAATCCTAGCCCGTTGCCCCCACCAGCGCCCGCGCACGAGATTTCGCGAGAGGTCGGCAAGATCCGGGCGCGTTTGTCGCGTCCGCTGCGATTGGTTCGTGGTGGCTGATGTCCACGGCATCGCCGACATCGCCGTCGTGGTCTCGTGCACCTGTGGCGAAATCCTGGCCGGCGTCGATGAGGCCGCGGCGCTGAGCTGCTGGGAAGAACACGCCATGTACCCGCCCTGTCCGCGTTGTCATCGCCCTGGTTGCCAATGCTTCACCCTGGCCGAATGAAGCAGGTCACCGCGGAATGGCACGGCCACGCGGCCCGGCTACGCGCAGCGTTTCCTGGCCGCTGGACGCTGCACGCGTTCGGCCCTGATGGCATCGCGCTCAGTCAGTACGGCGTGACCATCATTGTCACCCGCGCCGACCATGACGGTTTCGGTGAATGGCTGCACGCGTCGATCGCTCGGCACGAACGACTACCGAGCTATATGGACCTAACCCGCCTGCACCGAGCCGTCTGGCCCGAAGGCTTTGCTTACCAGGTCTTTGCATCGTTGGGCCGGCACGTGTCGATCCATAAGCACGCGCTGCATTTATGGGGACGCGCCGACGGCGCGAACGTCCTGCCCGATTTTGGGAAATTCGGGACGATATGAAACAACTCAGAGCCGATGCGATCCACGGGGCTCACATCATTGAATGGTCCGACAAGCGTTGCCGGGTGCTGAGTGTCCGGCCGATTTCACGACCTGGGCCACACCCGCGCCAGCGTGGGTCGCACCAGCCGGCGGTGCTGCTCTCCGTGCGACCAATCGGCCGCCGGCGTGATGCGGTCGAAGTGCTGCACTACTGGGCCGACGAAATGGTCACGGTCGTGGGCTGGTCGATCGGCCAATGACACGCCTACTCGCCTGGTGGCGATCTCGCCGGCGCAAACCGTATGACTGGGCCAAAGAATGCCCGGAATTGGTCGGTCCGCGTGAATGCCATGTTCGCCTAGTCGCGTCAAGCAGAATTCGCCCGTGAGATATCGACTCTGGCAGACGTGCGACGCGCCTGGCCCACATCGGCCCTGCGGTGACGGCTGGGAAAAACAGGTGTTCTGCAATCGGTGGAAATCGCACGAACTGCCACACCGCCTATACGACGAGCATACGTTCGCGGTGTTGGCCGAATGGGCTCGAGCGCACCAGGTCGCCGAGCACCTTAGGCGCAAGATCCGCAGTAGCTAACAGAAAGGCAACACCCGTGACGATTGAAACCGTGCCCGTTGTTGAATTGGTTCTTGACTATTCGCTGTATCCACGTACCGCGTTGGACGATCGCCACGCGTCGCGTTTGGCCGAAGCTGTCAAGGCCGGCGAGACATTGCCGCCCGTCGTGGCCGATCACAGATCAAAGCGTGTGTCGGACGGGTTCCACCGCTGTAAGGCACATTTGCTGGTTAATGGGGACACCGCGGTAACCCAGGTCGAATGGCGCGAGTACGCGGACGATGCTGAATTATTCAAAGATGCGACGCGGCTCAACGCTCGACACGGTTTACGGATCTCGCGCTTTGACGAAGCGCATTGCATGGCCGTGGCGATGCGGCTGGGCGTGGGCGAATCCGATCTTGCCGAGATTCTCGCGCTGACTCAGACAAAATACGAAGAACTGCGGGCGGCGCGGTTCGCGACGGCGGCGAGCGGCGAGGCCGTATTGCTGAAACGGTCGAATCGGCATTTAGCGGGCTCAACGATCACGAAGAAACAAGCCGCGGGAAATGCACGTTCGTCGGGCTGGCGCCTGGCGTTCCACATCGACCAGGTCATAAACGCCATTCAATCCGATCTGCTCGAGCATGACGACCTGAAGACGGTCGCGAAACTGCGCAAGTTGTCCGAACTGCTCGACAAGGTACTCGACAAGACGCAGTGATGGAGCGCTGTATCGGGATCTGCGCGTGCGGTGCCGAGATCCTTTGGCCTGGCGGTCCTGGTCGACCGCCGAAACGGTGCCAGACGTGTCGCACGCAAAAAGCGGTTATACACCGGCAGTTCACACATTGTCTGAACTGTGGTGAGCTGTTATCGGGTCGCGAGCAGAAACAGTGCCGAGCGTGTCGTCAGCGGCGGCGTACTGGATCGTGGAAGATCAAACGGTGCTTAGATTGCGACCACGAACTGGTGACCTGGTACGACCACCGCAAACGCTGCGAGGCTTGTGGATATCAGCGCCAGTTAGCGAACGATCGGCGGTCGCGGCGGCAACGTTCGCTCACCGAAGAACAACGAGAACGAATGAACATTCGCCGCACCGCCTGGCGCTGGCAACACATCGACCGCGAACGAGAACGTGAACGCGAAAGTGGTCGGCGGTTACGTGCTCGCAATCCCGAGAAGTACCGTCAAGCAAGTCTACGTTCCAACGCGCTTCGGTTGGATTTGAGTCCTGAAGAATACGAAGACCGCGTACTGATGAAGAAAGCGACGCGGCTCGCTATTGCTGAACTCAAAGAAAAACAAAGACTCGCGGCGGGTCGAGCATGTGGCGAATGTGGCGAATGGTTTCAGCCGGCGATTGTTCGGCGCAGAATCTATTGCTCACGAGAGTGTTACCGCAAAGCGCACTTGGCACAAGTCAATGAAAGACACCGCAGGGCGCGATCCCTACAAATCAGCAACGTATCAACGTAACCGGCGCGCCGTGTTGGTAGCGGCTCAGTGGAGGTGCGAACGCTGCGGCGCACCGGCTACAACCGCCGACCATATACGCCCGCTGATACAAGGCGGCACACATGACGTGTCCAACCTGCGCGCCTTATGTCGTCGCTGCAACTCACAGGGCGGCGCCGATATCACGAACCAGATCAAAGCCAACAAGCGCATCGGCAAGAGATCACGGTCGTGGTGACGCCCGGGCTCGCATAACGCTAGGGACTGGTGACCGCGCCACCCCACCACCCCAGGCGCTGCTGCGCGCAAAAAAAATTTCACATCCGAACCCATCACGACAATGGAACTCCCCGGCCGGCGCCCACCTACTGCGTAGGGGGGCGCCTTTTTTGATATCAGATGCGCGGCTCATCACGAACGCAGTCGATTTTTTGCGCGGAACCGGCGAAGACGCTGGGATCTGCCTGTGAAATGGCGCGATACTCCGCGGGGATGCTGCACCGCAACCGCACCGCGACGAAACGTACCGTGGCCGCGATGCGCGCCGGCGGTCGGGTCGAAGGCGTGGACGAAGCGGCAATCGCCGCGGCGCTGACGTCCGCCGAGCTGGTCGACCTGACCGTCGGCGATCCCGAACAACCGACCTACGCCAAGGCGGCCGCGGTCCGGGCGCACCTGGCCGCGCTGGCGGTCCTGATCGGAAAGGATGCCGGCGGACTTGACGACGGCGTTAGCGCAATCATCGCGGCATTGTCCACCCCGGCTCGCTACCCCACGGAGTAACCGCCCCAGCTACGGCGAGCGGGCGGCCAAGTGGGGCGCGCTGATCGGCCAACCGCTGATGCCCTGGCAACGCCTGGTCTTAGACACCGCGCTCGAATTCGACCCCGACACCGGCCGACCGGCGTATCGCCAGATCGGCGTGACCGTGCCACGGCGCTCCGGCAAGACCACGCTGCTGCTGACGCTGACCGTCGATCGGTGTCTCGCCTGGGGGCGCCACCAGCGTTGCCTGTACGTGGCCCAGACCGGCATTGACTCCCGCGAGAAGTGGGAAGAACAGATCTCGCTGCTGGCCGATTCCCCGCTGGCGCCACGGTTTCGGGCCTGGCGCCAGACCGGGCACGAACACTCTGAGTGGTACGACACGGCCAGCCGAGCCGGCATCACCGCACCGGGCGAGACCAGCGGCCACGGGTTCGACCTGGATCTCGGCATGATCGATGAAGCCTGGGCGCATCGTGACACCCGGCTGATACAAGCCTTTCGCCCGGCCATGATGTCCCGGCCGCTGGCCCAACTGTGGTGGACATCGACCATGGGCACCGATGAATCCGTCCTGATGAACGAATTCGTGGACGATGGCCGAGCTCGGATCGAGGCCGGCGCCACGACCGGCGTGGCCTATTTCGAATGGTCGGCCGGCGACGACGACGACCCCGACGACCCCGCAACCTGGTGGGCCTGTATGCCCGCGCTCGGTCACACGGTCAGCGAAGACGTGATCCGGGCCGACCACGAAGCGCTCGACCCGGCCGAATTCGCCCGGGCCTACCTGAATCGGCGCGCCACGGCCGGGCGCCCGGTCATCCCCGTTGCCATGTGGGCCGCGGTGCGCAACCCACGGTCCCAGCTGCGCGGCCTGCCCTGTTTCGCCATCGACGTGACGCCGGACCGCTCGGCGGCGTCGATCGGCGTGGCCGGCTGGCGCGACGACCGCCGGCGCCATATCGAAATCGTGGACCACCGGCCCGGGACTGAGTGGGTTGTCGAGCGCATGGTGGCGCTCGAGCGGCGCTGGCGCCCGCTCCCCGTGGTCATCGACCCCGCCAGCCCGGCCGGCTCGCTCCTGGTCGACCTGGCGGCCGCCGGCGTGGCCACCGAGACCATCGGGACCCGTGAGTACGGCCAGGCGTGCGGCCAGTTCTTCGACGCCGTGGCCGGCGCCGAGCTCGCCCAGTTGGATCAGCCCGTACTCAATGCGGCCGTGAACAGTGCACGCAAACGGGTGCTCGCCGACGCCTGGGCGTGGGCTCGGCGCACCGGTGGCGATATTTCGCCCCTGGTGGCGGTCACCCTGGCACACTGGGGAATCGTGAAGTCCGGCCGCGGCGAAGCCCAGGTCTTATGAGACTGCGGCGCCGCGTCGCTGCGCTCGAGCGGGCGGCCGCATCGCCCAACCAGGCGCCGGTATCGACGGCGCCGAGCCCGATGGGTCCGGCCCAGTTCATGGCCGGACCCGAACAGCAGTTCGCCACGGGTCTCGTCCTGCCCAAACCGTCCGAAGCGGGCGCGCTGAGCGTGCCGGCGTTCTGGCGCGGCTGCGCCTATGTCAGTGGAACCGTCGGCATGCTCCCCGTCATCGCCTACCGCGGCACCGACGCGCTCGATCCCCAGCCGGCCGTCTTGCAGCAACCCGACCCCAACCAGACGCCCATGGCGTTCTGGGCCGGCGTGGCCGAGTCCCTGACCCTGTACGGCAACTCGATCAACCTGGTCACGTCACGGGACCGCCTGGGCTACCCGCTGACGCTCAAACCCATACACCCGACGCTGGCCGCGGTGCGTTTCACCGGCAACCCCATGGCCCCCACCATCGCCACGTGGTACATCGCCGGCCAGCTCTACGACCCCGCCGACGTCTGGCACGTGAAATCGCACCTGGGCCGGGCCGGCTGGCCGCTCGGTCGTGGGCTGATCGACACCGACAGCGACGCCATCGCGCTCGCGGTCGCGCTGCAGGGCTATTCGGCCGCCTATTTCGCGTCCGGCGGCCTGCCCCATTCCATTCTCAAGATTCACCGGCCTGAGATCACCCAGGAGCAGGCCGACGCGGCGAAGGCGTCGTGGACGGCGAAGTTTTCGGGCGCGCCCGGCGTGGCCGTGCTAAACGAGCTGACCGATTTCACCCCGGTCAGTTTCAACCCCGTTGACTCCCAGATGATCGAAAGCCGGTCGTTTTCGCTCATTGAAA